ACGGGTCGTCGGTCTCTCCAAGCTGCCCAGGCTGCTGCGCCACTACGCCCGACGGCTACAGATCCAGGAGCGGCTTACGCAACAGGTCGCGCAGGCGCTTGAGGTCCAGCTCGCACCGTTGGGCGTGGGCGTGGTCCTGCGCGCGACCCATACGTGCATGGCGTTCCGTGGGGCGTGCAGCCAGGGCGAGATGGTCACCTCCGACCTGCGTGGGGTGTTGCGCGAGGGCAAGGCCAGGTGGGAGTTTCTGGCGTTGTGCCACCGCTAACTAAGTCGGAGGTTACGGTGTATAATGGGTCATACACCCAGCGACGCTGGCCGGGGCAAGGAGGCGCGAACATGATCGAGGTTCCCAAGCTCGTGAACCTGCTCCGTAACGAGCTGCGTGAGCGGGGCGTTTCACAGGCCGAGCTGGCCCGGCGGCTGGGGCGTGCACGTGAGCAGGTCTGTCAACTGGTCAACGATCCAGAGCCAAACCCGTCGCTACGGACGGCGCTCGCCATCGCCGCCGCGTTGGACGCCCCAGTCGAGAAGCTCTACCGGTTGGCCGGTGACGTGCACCATGGCGCGTAGCGGCGGCGAGCGATACTCGAAGCTGTTCTCTAGCCTGTTCCGCAGCCGGGAGACGCGGTCGTTAAGCCATGAGGCGTTCCGGGTCTACGTCGGCAGCTTCGCCCACGACTCGTGTCGCCTGACCGGGCTCTACGAAATCGACCTCGACAGCCTGCTCCACTGGGCGTCTGTGATACCCTATACAGAGGGTAGCCATAGGGTATACACGGAACTGGTCCCTCGGTTCCTCGACTACTGCGACGCACACTCCTTATTACTTGTACGCGGAAGGGCAAAACGTGAGCTAACTGGCTCCCCAAATATCCTGGCCGGGATGCGCCGTGAGATAGCTTGTCTCCCAAAGTGTAGGCTGGTCGCGTGGTTCGCGGAAAGGCACGGTTCTGATGTCGGAATCGTGCCGCCAAAGTGGGACGAGACCGTATGTATACCCTATGGAAACCCCTTAGATACCCTCCCTATATCACCACCTCAAACCACCTCACCTCACCTCACACCACACGCGCCGCCGGCGGCGCGCACGGCCGGCACCACGGTGCCGGCCGCCGTGGAGCAATCCGACAAGCCGGTCCACCCTCAACCACCGACCGGAAGTCCAAGGGACCCCAATCACGCGCCAAGGAAAGGCGCCAGGGCTCGAAAAAACGCGGGCCAGGGGCAAAAAGAAGGCGGGACCCATGGTAGACCACTACCGGGCGAAAAAAATTGCCTGATTCGCGAGTTTCTGGACCAGGCGACGGCGGTTGCCAGAACCCAGGGCGTGCCCGTGGTGTTACGTCCGGGCAAGGACGCACGATTAACGGCCGGAATGTTGGACACCCTTTCCGGTATAGGTCTCGAGCTCACCGACCTGGTCCGGTTGTGGAGCACGTTTCTGGCGCTACCCAAGGGCGACCCGGTTGTGAGCTGGATCACGGGCGGCAAAACGGTTGGCACGTTTCACGCCTGCTTGCCGTCCCTGTTGGAGCGCGACAAGTCGGGACGCCGAAAGGAGCTTTACGACGAGTACGGCTGGCTGCGTTGGTGCCCGCACGTAAACGGGGAGCCAGATCCAGGCTGCGCTCTGTGCCGTGAACGTCAGGCCACGGCCCAGACATCCACAGGGGAAGCCAGAACGTAACGGGATCTGCTACCCTTCATGGTGACCAGGGGACACTAACTCACCGGTTAAAGTCCCCCGTAAGCTGGCGGATACGTCATCGATGACCACACCCAACGGGAAGAACGTCGGCAACGGTAACGGCAAAGGCCGCGGCCGGAACGAGAAGGTGACCGACGAGAAGCGGGCGTGGCTATGGTCGCGGTGGATGGAGACGCGCTCGGAGAGCGCCATCGCCACCGAGCCATTTCCTGGCACGGGCCGGACCATCTGCCGGAAGACCATTCACAGGGTCCGGCTCGAGGACGACTGGGACCGGCGACTTGAGGGCATCCGGGCCGCGGCCCAGCGGCATGACGATGAACTCGCGGCGCGCGACAAGGCGACGCTCCTGGGCGCGACGCGCGCCATCGCGAGTGGCGTCGTCAAAAAGCTGGTCGACGAGAAAGGGAATTTGCTGTCCGAAGGGAAGGTGACGGACTTCGTTGCCTTGGCGCGGCTCATGCGCGAGCTGCTCGGGGAGCCGACCGACCGGATCGAGGTGCACGTCAAGAGCGCGATCGAGCAATTCTTCGAGGTCGTGGCCGATGGGATCAATCAAGCAGTCACCAGCGCCACCGAGCGCGAGGCTGCCCTTGGAATCATCATGGGTGGATTTAGCCGCCTCCGTCTTACGCGCCGGGATACGGACCAGACTTAGCGGTGAGCTGGCGCGCAACCGTGGGTTCACCACCTGGGCGCGGTCTCTGTGGCTCGAGGGCCAGCGTCTTGGATTCGAGCGGTTCCCGTGGATGGAGGCCGTCTATCAAGACGCGCACCCGGCCATCGTCGTGCGAAAGTGTACACAGGTCGGCTTCACCGTGTGGGCCGTCCTGCGGTGCTTCTATAACCTAACGACCGTCTATCGCGCGGTGCTGTACTTCTTCCCGACGGACAACGACGTTCGCGCCTTCGTGCAGGGCCGCGTCAATCCCATCATCAGCGGCAACGAGGACCTGCGCGGCCTGGTGCGTGGCCTCAACAACGTCTCCGTCAAGCGCGTCGGGCCCGGTCACATCTATTTCCGCGGCATGCGTTCTCCGAGCGCGCGCAAGAGCACGAATGCCGATTGCCTGGTGCTCGACGAGGTCGACCATATGGACGTGCTCGCCTGCCGCGAGGCCGAGGCTCGGCTGCAGGCCTCGCTCGTGAAGCACACGATCCACCTTGGGAATCCATCCTTTCCGGCCTACGGCATCAGCGCAGCCTACGACGAGAGCGATCGGCGTATGTGGCACCTGCGCTGTCCTGGCTGCAGCCTTTGGGCCTGTCCGGACCTCGCGTTCCCGGAAAAGCAGGGCGACGCTGTCCGGTGCATCGGGCGCGACGCTACGGGACGGCACTATCTCACCTGTGAGCGGTGCGGCGCCGAGCTCGACCCGCGCGGCGATGGCCGCTGGATCCCGATGATGCTCGGCAACGGTCGCCGTCACGGTTACACCTGCTCCCAGCTCGTCCGGCCGGATGCTGACCTGGGCAAGCTCCTGACCGAGTTCCAGACGACGCGCCTGCTCGGAACGTTTTGTAACCTCGAACTCGGCCGGCCGTACATCGACTCCACGAACCGCGTGACGGCCGCGGAGGTCCTTGCGCTGTGCTCCACCTGGACCATACCGTACGACGACCCCGGTCCCTGCACCATGGGCATCGACACGGGCAAGGACTTCCACTGGGTCGTCTCGCGCTGGACCCTTGGCCGCGGCCGGCGGCTGGTCTGGTTCGGCCGCGCTGCGGACTACGCGGAGATTGACGACGTCATCCGGCGTTACCACGTCCGGCGCTTCGTCATCGACGGCATGCCCGAGGTGCACTCGACGCGGAAGTGGGTCAGGGAGCGGCACGCGGGCCGCGGCTTCTCCTGCTTCTTCAGCGAGAACCAACGCGGGACGGCGGCGTGGAACGAGGAGACGCGCCAAGTCGTCGTCAATCGGACCGAGGCGCTGGACGTAAGCCGCAACATCATCCGAGGCCGGCTGCTCAAGGACGGCGGCCGTGAACCGCTCGTGGAGCTGCCCATAGCTGGGCCGCTGGTCGAGGAGTTCGCCGCCCACTATCAGGCCGACGCGAAGCGACTCGTTGAAGACGAGGTCACCGGATCCCATCGGTATGAGTACATCCGCCTCCATCCCGAGGATCACTGGTCGTTGGCCGCCACGTACGACTGCCTGTGCTGGAGCGACAGCGAAGGGCCGCCCGTCCTGGGTGTGAGCACGGACCGCGGCGCGCCGGTCGTTAGCGGTGGCGAGGGCAACGTCCTCGACTGGCGCTTCTGACCGACCCCACGTCCAAGAAGCGGCACACGACCGAAACGGCCCAGGGGAGGTAAACCCCCGGTTTTTCACCTCCGCTAGACCTGACAGGCCTGCCGGTGCTACGCTGCGCGCCGACGAGCCATGCCGACGCCGCCGCAGCCAGCCGCCAGCCTCTCACCGGTCCCCCGGACCAACGTCCGCCTGTTCGACTACGCCGGCGGCCTGCTCCTGCCCTCGGCACAGCAGCGCGAGCCCTCCCCGCTCGATGTGCACCGGCTACCGGGCGGCCACGGGCCGAAGATCAATTACGGCGTCTTCGACGAGGACTACCTCACCAAGCTCCGCGCGCCGGACCGGGTCCGCGAGTTCGCGGAGATGCTCAACGACCCGTCCGTCAGTAAAGAGCTTCGGATGGTGCAGTATCCGCTGCTCAACGCGGAGGCCCGCTACGAGCCACCCGAGGCACCCTCGCCCGTGGAGCAGGAGGCGACGGACCTTGCCAACACCTGCCTGCTTCGCCGTCCCGCAGGGCGCTTCGGGCCGAACTTCTTCACGGAGACCGGCTGGCGACAGCGTCACTTTGAGATCCTGTCCTGCCTGGAGGCCGGCTACGCGCTGCACATCAAGGAACGTCAACAGAGCCTCGGCGTCGCCGGCCGGCCCGTGGTCTTTTACTCCCGCCTGCGCTTCGTTCACCCGCGCAACGTCCGCGGCTGGTGGTTCACCGACGACGAGGACTTCCTGGGCGTGACGCTCGAGTGGCAAGCCGCTGGCTCGGGCAAGTGGCTGCAGCAGGACATTGCGGCGGCCGACCTGGCGCTCTACCCGTGGCAGGTCCGGGGCATCGTCTACGAGGGCGTGCCGTACGTCCGGCCGATGTGGAAACCCTGGACCATCAAGAACATCGCCGAGAAGCTGGAGATCATCAACGTGCAGCGTCAGGCCGCGCCGGCGCCGTTCTTTCAGTACTCGACAGCGGACCCGAGCGAGGAGGAGAAGACCAAGGCGCGCGCCGTGCTGGAGTCCATGCGTGCCGGGCAGACCGAGCGCTCGTACTACGAGGTTCCGTTCGGCGGCAAGCTCGGGTTCATGGAGCAGACGACCGGGGCGGAGACGGACAAGGTCACACGGGCCCGCGCGCAAGACATCTCCCGCGCCGGCGTCTCGATGTTCACAGAGCTCGGAACCTCGGCCGCCGGCAGCCGCGCCGTGGCCGACCAGCTCTCCGGGATCCACGGCATGGCGGTCAACGCGGTCGCGCAGTTCATCGCCGACGTCGAGACCGAGGGCATCGGCCCGCTCTACGGCCTGGCCGAGGAGCTGGCGCTTCTGAACTACGGCGAGGGCGTCCGGCCGCCGCGGCTGGTCTACGGGACTGTCGACAAGGACACGGCGGTCAAGATGGTTCCGCGGGTGCTCGAGGCCCGCAGGGACGGCGCGATCGCCTGGCGGCGAAAGGACGCCGACCACCTGCGCAAGACCCTGGGCTGGATCGGGGAGGACGAGGAGAGCGAGCTGCTGCCCGTCCTGGTCCCGGAGCCGGCCCCGTCGCCAGAAACCGAGCCAGGGCCGGAGCGGTTGGACCCTGGAGACGGCAGCACCCTCCTGCGCCGCCTGGCCCGCGTGACGGTCGACGAGGTCGCCGAGGAGCTAGAGCAATTCCGGCTAGCACCGGAGGGCGCCATCGTCATCGACCCGGCTGCGCCGGGGCTGCGCGCGGCTGGCTTCCTTCGGGCACCGACCGCCTTCGAGCGCACGGTCGCCGACCTGGCTGGCGTCGGCGAGCGCTTCGACCAGCTTCAGGCCCAGTACTTGGCCCGGCTCCAGGAGACCGGCTCGAAGGCCGTGCGCGAGGTCGCCGACCGGGTGCGCTCCGGGGCGGTGACGGCAAAGAATGCGGGCGGCCTCAAGCTCCGCTTCATCGCGGACCTGCGTCAACAGCTCGAGGCCGTGCTGCGCAAGGCGGCCAACATGGGCGCCGACGAGGTCGAGGCCGTCCTGGACCGTCAGGAGGAGCTGCGCGCTGCAGACCAGGCCCGGCCGCGCACGGCTGCCCGGAAACCGGTGCGCCTCTCCGGTCCGTTGGCCGTCCGCGCGATCGAACGCATCGCGATCCAGGCAGGAACGGACGCGCAATCGGTCGCCGACCGCCTGCTCGCCGGCATCATGCAGGCCATCGAGGACGGAACGGCACAGGGCCTCTCCCCAGACGACCTCGCCGACCTGCTCGAGGGCCGGATGCCGACCTTTATGGGCCCGCAGTATCGCAACGCCGCCGACATGTCGGATACCCTGGCGTTCAACGAGGGGCAGGCCAGCGAGCTCGAGCGTCGAACCTCGGACGTCGACTTCGTCCTGCGGTCCGAGATTCTCGACGACGCCACGTGCACGACCTGTAAGCGGCTCGACGGCATGAAGCTGAAGGTCGGGACGCAGCGCTTTTACGCGAACCTCCCGCCCGCGAAGTGCGAGGGCGGGCGCCGGTGCCGCGGCTTCCTGGTTCCGATTCTCAAGTAAGGGAGGGCGTCACGATGGAGAACCCCAAGGTCTACGAACCCGAGCCGGAGCCAGGGCCCGAGCCAGCCCCAGGAACGGAGGGACCTCCCAAGGTGAAGAAGGACGACGCGCCGGTGGGCGGTTAAACGGCCGTGTCGGGCGCGCTCGTCCTGGCGACGACGTATCTGCTGCACGTGCTCGCGGTCTACGACGGCGACACGCTGACGGCCCAGGTGTTGCTCCCCGAGCCGCTGGACGCCGTCTCGATTCGGATCCGTGGTATTGACACCCCGGAGATGCCGGCTTCGTCCTACCGCGAGACGGGCCGGCTCGGCCGGGCAGGGTGCAAGGCCGAAGCAGAGGCGGCGATCGCGGCGCGGGACCTGGTCGACAAACTGGTGCGCGCCGCCGGCGGCGCCGTCCGGGTCGGCAATTTGGCGTGGGACAAGTACGGCGGACGGATCCTGGCGGACGTGCAGGCGGGCGACGTCTTCATCGCGGAGGCGCTGCTGCAAGCCGGACTGGCGGTGCGTTACGATGGCGGCACGAAAGCGGCAAACTGGTGCGAGGCGAGTCCATGATGCGACTGGTCGTGCTGTTCTGTGGAATGCTCAGACGACGGCGTGCCTGCTACGGGTGCGGCAAGACGACCAGGAGACGGTGGTGGTGCCGGGCCTGTGCCGGCGTGGTGGACGGGAGCGTCCTGCTGCACCTGCGGGCGGTGCTCCGGTCTAGCGCTTGACACTTCGCTTCTGCTAGTATCCGGCTCCGAGGGCCATGGAATGAGCAAGGACGACGACGAGCGGCGGCGAGGGATACCGGAAGGCGTCCTGCGCCTGCTGTCGGACGGCGAACTGGAGCTCGACGACGACCAAGTCGCCATGCTCAAGAGCCCAGCCGAGCGCGCACGGTTCGACTCCTGCGTGGAGCAGGTGCGCGCGAACTCCCCCGACGTCGACCCGTTCGCGGTCTGCTCTGTCTCCGTCCTGGGCGGCAAGGACAAGCGCCCCCGTCTCCGCGAGGTCGAACCCATCGTCCGATCCATGACGCGCGCGTACGACTTCGGCGGCACCATCGACCTCTCGCGCGTGGTCGAGGAGCACGAGAACGGCGACATCACGGTCGAGCATCAGGTCGCGCGGCCCGGTCAGTTCGTCCACCCGGTCTTCGGTGAGTTCGAGCTCAACGAGACGACATTCGGCCAGTGGGAGCGCAACGTCGCCCGTCTCGCTTCCCTGGGCCAGGACATCGCGGTCACCATCGGCCACAAGAACACTGACGACGCGCCGGCGGCGGGCTGGATCAAGACGCTGCGCGTGGTCGGCGGCCTTCCGCTCGCGACCATCCGCCTGCTCGCCGACACGGTCAGCAAGATCCGTCGCGGCGAGTATCGCTACTGGTCGCCCGAGTTTCTCGAGCAGTCGGCCGACGAGGCCGGGCGCAGCATCGGCTCCGAGCTGGTCGGCGGCGCCATCACAAACATTCCCTTTCTGGTCGGGATGCCTCCCTTTGAGCTATCCCGGCTGGGCGTCAAGCTCTACCTGTCCGCACGGCCGCAGCTCGGAATGATCCAGCTCCGGCACGGCACGGAGCCAACCGGGCCAAAGGTCCCGAGCGGAGGAGACATGGTCGACAACGAGCAGCTCATGGAACTCCTCGGGGCAAAGACCCCGGAGGAGCTCATCGCGAAGGTGACGAAGATGAAGGCGCTGGCGGACGAGTTCGAGGCCGCCAAGCTGGCCGGACGGATCGTGCCACCCGGCACGGCTGCGCCGGAGGAGGAAAAGCGCGAGATGACGCGCCAGTTCACGGCGCTCACACGCAAGCTCGACGAGCAGGCGGCAACGCTCTCGCGTCTCCAGGACCAGAACCAGGAGCTCCGCGAGGACCGTTCCGGCGACCAGGTCGTCCGGTTCATCGAGAAGGCCCTGGCCGATGGCAAGCGTGTGCCGGCGGACCTGGGCGATGGCTGGGACGGGACGCCGAAAGCGGCCCTCGCCTGGCTGAAGAAGGACGGTGTCTACCAGGGCGACGTCGAACGCCTGCGGCTGGACCTCGAACGCTCACCGCGCAAGGTGAACCTGCAACGGCACCTCCGCACGGGCGTCAGCACGACCGACACGCCGTCCGATGACGGCACGAACGAGGGACGTTACGTCTCCATGGCGAAGAAAATCGCCAAGGAGGAGAAAGTCCCGCTGACGGAGGCGTTCGCGCTGGCGCGCGAGCGCGACCCCGAGCTGGCGAAGCGCTACGTCGAGGAGAGCACGCTCGAACCGAAGTAGCCGCGCCACTGAAACAGGGAGGGCACGACTATGGCAGCCGGAGCAGGAGCGTCCTTCAGCGATCTCGATGTCACGCTGAAGGCGTCGGCGGATCTCACCGCCAAGCAGTATCACCTGGTCAAGGTCAGCGGCGAACAGACGGTTACTTTCTCCGCTGCCGGGACCGACAACACCATCGGCGTGCTCCAGGGCAAGCCGAACACGAACGAGCCGGCACAGGTCCGAACGGTGCAAGGGCTCGTCACCAAGGCCGTCGCCGGAGCCGCCATCGCGGCCGGGGCGCTGGTCATGTCGAACGCGGCGGGACGTGTGATCACGCGGACCGCCACGAACCATGTCGTCGGGCGGGCACTTCAAGCAGCAGCAGCCGACGGCGAAGTGATCGAGGTCTCGATCGACATCCAACTGGTGATCGCGTAGTACGCGGCCAGAACCCGGAAAGGAGAAGTCGACATGCTCGTACGATCCGATGTTCACGTCGACCGGGCGCTGACCAACTACTCGCTCGGCTACCTCGACGAGGGGCAGTACATCGCGGACATCGCGTTCCCGTTCGTCGACGTCACGAAGGAGACGGACAAGTACTTCATCGAGGACACGTCGCAGGCTCGGCGCGTCCCCGAGACCCTGCGCGCGATGCGGACCCGTTCGCGTCAGGACAACATCAAGCTCTCGACCGCGTCTTACGCCTGTGAGGAGTACGCGCTGCACGACGTGCTCCCCGACCGACTCGAGGCGATGGCCGACGAGGTCCTTCGCCTGCGGGAGAAGATGGCGACGAACTTGCTGCGCAAGATCCTGCTCGCCCGCGAGCTCCGTGTCATGACGCTCCTCACCACGACCACGAACTACCCGACGACTCCCGACCACACGCTGGTCGGCGGCGCCGACTGGGGAACGCCCACCATCAACACGAAGGACGAGATCGACGCCGCACGGACCCTGGTCCTGACCGCGACGGGCGCCGAACCGAACCTCATCATCATCAACTGGGACACCTTCGTCGCTCTGCAGAAGAACGACGACATCCGCGACCGCATCAAGTACACGCAGGCCGCGCTCAACAAGGACCTCACGCCGCAGCTGCTCGCGCAGTACTGGGGCGTCGAGCGGGTCGCGGTCGGCAACAAGACGTACGAGACCGCGAAGGAGGGAGCGACGTCCGTCAAGGCGCAGATCTGGCCGGACGACGTCATCGTCCTTCGCACGGACGCGAACCCGACGAGGATCGACACGGACCACTTCGGCGTCACCTTCGCCACGCAGCGCGCCATGACCAAGCGCTGGAGGGAAGAAAGCATCGACGGCGACGTGATCCAGCAGAGCCAGATCCTCGTCGAGAAGATTGTCAACAGCTCGGCGGGCGTTCACATCGACAACGTGCTCGCGTAGGCCACTCGTTCAGAAGACGGATGGTGGGGGCGGCAGAGGCGTGCCGCCCCGCCACACCTGGGAGGAATCCAAATGGAGATCGACTACGCCATTCTCCGGACCTTTCACGACCAGGAGTCGGGGCTGTCCGGGTCACCGCCGGGAACACTGCTCGGGACGTCGGACCCGGTCCGTCGCGCCGGAGCGGCAAAAATCGAGCTCCTCTGCAAGCGGGGCTACCTCAAGGCCGTCGAGTCGTCCTGGCGGCCCGCGCCGGAGCCCGAAAAGAAGCCCGCGACGCCCTGGACGTCCACGACCCTCGGAGAGCTGACGAAGGAGCAGATCCAGGAGGTCGTTGCAGGGGCGGATCCATCGGTCGAGCTGCACGGGACGAAAGCGGACTTCATCGCGCAGGCGCTTGAGGTGCTCGGGTGAGATCGCAGTGGCTCGTGCTTCCGGCCGTGGCGATCCTCTCGATCCTGGTCGCTCTGTCGTTCACGATGTTCGAGGCGAAGCAGACCGTAGACTTCGACGTCTGCGTCACCCCTCCAGAGCACGAGTGCTTCGACGAGGGCTGGCACTGGGTTCGCGTCGGCGAGTACGCCGAGTCCGACCTAGTCGCCGGTCTCTCACAGGCCGAGCACCTGTGCGCCAAGGAGGTCGTCGTCGTTGTCGGGCAGAAGCCGGCTGGCGACCGTTACCTGATCTTCGGCAACGTGCCTTGCCCGTAAAGGAGTGCCGCGCGTGAAGTCCATCTACCGCGTCCCGCTGTTCTGGCTTCCGCGCGGCGGCGGCCTGCGTGAGCGCGTCCAGGTTCGCGGCGAGGTCGTGCTCGTCGTTCTGGGCCCGGATGGCGCCGTCAAGTCCGTCCACCGCTCGCGCAATCTGATCACGAACGACGGCGACCAGTGGATGGCGCAGCGCATCGCCGGCGAGGCCACGACCGAGAACTTCCAGGCGGGCATCATGGAGCTCGGAACGGCCGGCGATACTCCGGCCAAGACCTCGACGCGCGCGAACCTGACGGCGAAGCTCACTCCGACCAAGTCCGTGACGTTCCTGACGAACGAGACGGACGCCGACAACGGCGGCGCCGGGGCAGTCGACAAGGTGACGTGGAAGGCGCAGTGGGCGGCCGGCGAGGCGACGCACGCCGCCATCACGCACGTCATCGTCACGAACGCCAGTCCGGCTGCCGGTGAGAAGATTCTGACGCTCGCGACCGGCTTCTCCGTCAACAAGGGCGCGCCCGACACCCTCAAGGCGTTCATCAACCACGAATTACTGGGTGTCTAGCCGGCGATGGCCGTGCCCGTCATCACAGGTGGTCCGCCGGCGATCCCTGCGGTCCCCGTCCTTCTGACTGCGACGCCTGCTGACATCTTCGGCGGTGGCTTCGCCGGCTGGACCGGTCTGCCTGTCGGAACGTGGTTCGTTCGCGCGGCGGCGGCGAACAGCGTGGACCCAGACCTCATCGCCGGCATGTCGAATCTCTCCAATGAGCTATCGTTTACCGTCGCACCGCCTGTCAGCGACTCCGCCATCCTGACTTGGACGGTGGATCCGACGTGGCCGGTGGGCACGATCCTCGTCCTGTTTATCTCGCAGGTGCCTGACTATTTCGGCGCGCCGACGGTTGTTACCGTTCCGGCGACGCAGGTCGCAGGCGCGGGCTTGTTTGCCGCGCCGCTCGCCTCAGCCGGCACCGTGCAGCTCACGGCGCCTACCGGCTTCATCACGCTACGCCAGCAGAACCTGCTTCCAAACCTGGCGACTGGCTACCTCCCAGACACGCCCGAGAACCGGTGGAACGTTTCGGGCGGAACCGATGGCGACCCGATCGACACGCTGGGCGTCGTGGCCGCCATCCGCGCTGCCGGCGAGACGGTCGAGGAGCTTGACCCGGCGGGTTCGTCGGCCTTCGACTTTCAGCGAAACGCCTACTTCATCCAGCGAGGCGTCAACTTCACATCTGGCGTCTGGCGCATGGGCCAGTCTGACATGTTCCTTGGCGGCACGTTCAACGTCCAGGCCGGAGCTAAGTTGCTGGCTGGAACGAAATTGCCAGACGGCTCGCGTGTGGATGGTCCGACGATTGGAATGCTGCCGAAGCTTGGTGCAGCGATCGATCCCGACTGGGCCGGGGACTTCGAACTTTACTCAGGTGCGCTCGTCTCGATGCACGATCGCCTTGGACCGGCTGTTGGCGTCGCCGACCCGGATCCGACGAACGACTGGATGCGCGCGACGCCGGCGCACGACCGGGCGACGGCCACCGACACACCACCGCTGGCGCGTATGATTCTGACGGATGGCCACACCTACCGGATGGGAGCCATGCGGATCGACGGCTTTACCCAGCTCCAGCTACAGTTGGGCGCTGGCACGCCGATCTTGGATTTCGATACGGTCGGCCTCCACGACGTGAACGAGTTTATTCTGTCCGCGAAGACCACGTACACACGCCTGCGGATGGAAAACTGCAAGCGTGGCTTCGGCATCAACGTTTCATCTTCCGCCGGCGGCGTGATGATCCTGGACCAGTCGCGCGTCGTCAGCTACCAGACCTCCGCGATCTACTGGGGGAACGGCAATCCGATCCTCGTGCTCCTCGACTTCACCAGCGACGAGGACGTGGACAGCGACGATCCAACGGTCACGTTGACGAGCGGTTTCATTGGATTCGGCCAGCAGCCGGCGTTCCACGTCTCGCACCGCTTCAACGTCAAGGTCGTCGATTCCTCGGGAGCGGGCGTCTCTGGGACGACGGTCGTGCTTACGGACGGAGCAACGACGATCTTCAGCGCCGTGACTGGTGCCGACGGGCAGATCCCAGAGCAGCAGGTCGCACGCTACATCTACGAGCGCAACACCGGGCAGCCCGTGACGGTGGACGTCACAGGGACGCTCTCCGGCCTGGCTGCGGCTGGCTGGCTGCTTCTGACGCGGGAACCCGTCTACGAGCTACTCGTCCAGCGCACAGGGTTCGAGACCTACCGCGTGCTGATCGACCCGGACCGGGCGCTCGCGCTCGTCCTCGTCCATACGCCGAGCCGGATGCAGTACGGCGTCGAGAGGCGGGAGGAGGAGCGCGCCGTCGTCCGCGTCGAGCAACTGGTCGCGGTCGCAAGGACCGAGCAGACGCGCGAAGTCCTGGTCGAACGAGTCGCGGTGACGGTGGATTGATGGTCGCCGAGCAGCATCGACAGGTTCTTGCCGCCGCCCCGGCGAGCGAGCTGTTGCCTTTCCCGGGTGGCGGCTTCGAGCTGGGCGAGGGCTGGACGAGCAGCGTCGGTTTTGACTCCTCGCTCTACTACCAAGGCACGCGCTCCGGGATCCTGCGCACCGGCGGGACGTTCTTCTGGCAGGACTTCGCGAACCCGAAGGACCTGTCCGTCGCCCCGTCCGGCGGACTCGTTGTCGGCTACTCCGTCCGGACGTACTGGGACCCGCCGCCCGGCTTATGGCGCGGGTTTCTGCAGCTGACGATGACGGACCTGGACTTTGACTCGACCAACTTCGCCGAGTGGAAGCAGGAGGTCTATCGCAGCCAGGCGCCCGTCTCGGACTCGCTGCAGGGCTGGGCGACGGTCGTGTTCCCTGTTCTTGGCGGCCCGGTGGACTTCTCGCGCATCTTCTCCGTCTCGTTCGCGGTCGGGGCCGTCGCCGGCGGCCCGGGATTCGCGGGCGACCCACGCATCGACGACCTGCGCATGATAGTATCTCGTGGCGGTTCGCTGCGCACCGAACGGACCGTCCAACCGGAGGCTCATCGTGCCCGGACCTGACCGACTCTCTCTACGCATAGGGGACCGCAACGTCCTCAACTACACCGCGAAGGACGCGAAGACGCGCGCGCCGATTGACATGAGCGGAGCCAGCGCCAAGGCCATCCAGGTCATCTACACCGACGAGAACGCCCCGTTGACGTCGACCGTCTCGAGCAAGACCATCACCTCGACGCCGGACGCGACCAAGGGCGAGATCACGGACGGCGCCGGTGGCGAGTTCCGGTTCATCTACACGAAGACCGACGTGACCACGCTGACCGAGGAGGAGCGGGCTTCGTACTTCTTCGCGACCAAGATCCTCGACGTCAACGGCGACCCGGCGACCGTCGAGGACGGACTCTGCACGTTCAAGCCGCAGCTCGTGGCGAACCCATAGGGGAGGGGCGCGGATGGCCGACCTCTACAATGCGACGATAGACGGGGCATTCTGTTCGCTCTCGGACGTCTCGGACGTGACCAAGGACGTGTACGACTGGGACAGCACGCCGAGCCTTTCCTCCGTTGTGCGCGGCGCCGAGCTCGACGCGAACGACATCACGATGGACCTGGCGCTCGCGGGCTTCCCGGACAAGACCCCTGCGTTGGTTTCCCCCTTCTCGACCGAGGGCAAGGCGCTCCGGCGGTGGAACGCGCTGCGCGTCGCCCGGCGGATCCTGCGCGACCGGCCGACCGAGGCGCGCAGCCCCGCGGCCCCGGACTTTCGCGACCTGGACGACGACATCACCGACGCTCGTGCCCGTATCCTACAGTATTTGCAACAACTTAGCGGCTCCTCTTCCGCGCTCGCCAGCCACGTGACCACCGGTGACACGGCGGCCAGCACTGAGCTGACAGCGGACGGGGCCGTTGAGGAGGACTTCTTGCGCTACGTGAAGCACGACACGCGGTTCTAGGGTCCCGGAGGTTTGCGGTGGCGTCACGGATGAGGGTCCTACGCAGGGGCGTCGAGGTCGACCTGGAGGCCTGGGTCCGGCGGCGGACCAGCCACCGGCTGCGCGAGCTCGGCGCGTTCGACCAGCAGAACCTGGAGGCCGACCTGCTGCCCAGGGTCGGCGTCGTCTTCCGCCGCCAGGAGCGTCGCCTGTTCGCGTCCGAGGGCGCTTCGGGCGGGCCGCCATGGCGCGAGCTCGACCCGGACTACGCCCGGCGCAAGGCCGTCGATTGGCCGGGGCGCAAGATCCTGGCCGCCTCGGGACAGCTCCGTCAGGACCTGACGAGTGAATCCTCGCCGGACTACATCCAGGAGGTCGAGCTCCGAGGGCGCGAGGCCCATCTCAGGCTCGGGACCGGCAATCCGCTGGCCCGCTATCACACCGTCGACGGCGTACGCAGGCGGCTCGACAAGCCGCGCCGCTCCGGGCGGCGAAAGCCACGCCGCGCTCCACGGTCTGCGCGGCGACAGCCCGTGTCGCGTTCCAGGCCGACCTTCTCCGGGGTGTACGAGTTCGTCCGTCGCTCGGTCACGCAGCGGACTGCCGAGCAGCGAGAGGAATTCCGAGACGTCATCCGTGCCTACGTCGAGCGCCGCGCCGTGGCCCCCGTCCGGCGCGGCTTCGCTGCTTCTGACTCCGAGGTCGCGACCGTCGCCGTCGTGCCTGTGCTGGGGGCGGAAGGCGAATGATTCGATCGGTCGAGTGGGCGAAACAGCACGTGCGAACGGTCCTCGAGGAGAATCTCGCCGAACGC